CTGTTAGCAATGACAGGCGCACGGATCAGCGAGGCATTGAGCCTTACAAAAGCAGACCTTGAAAAAGGAGCGGCGTTAATGCCGACAAAAGGAAAAGTCAGAAGGATTTATATCCCTGCGAGGTTGAAAGAAGAATGTGCAAATGTTTGGGGCGAATTAGAGGATAGAGACTTTCTGATTCTAAACAAGCAAGGCAACAAGATGACTTCAAGAGGATTCGCAAGCATGATGAAAAAACATGCCAGCATGTACGGTCTACCATTGGAGAAAATGCACCCACATGCTTTCAGGCACATGTTTGCGATTGAATTCTTGAAACGCAACAACAACATATCATTACTTGCCGACATTATGGGTCATAGTGGTGTAAACACAACAATGATTTACACAAGGCAGTCAGAGCAAGAACAAAGGCAGGAATTTAATAAGGCAATAAATTGGTAAAAGCAGTTATGCAGAAAGGAGAACCGATGGATGATGTTAAAATTAAAGTTATCGACTCGGATAAATTAATTAATGCGATCAATGAAGGAAGCTATGACGTTAATTTATCTGCTGTTATGGCACTTGGGGCTGTTATGTTGGACACTAAGAAACAAGAGATTTGTGAATATTGCCATGAGGATTCCGATAAGTACGTGAAACCTATAGAAAAGAATGGACATGCGTTTATACATTTTGGCATGAATGGATGGGGTCTTGAGTTGCGTGCTAAAGGATGGCACGGTGAGACAAAAATCAATTATTGTCCTATGTGCGGGAGGAAACTTCAGCGGATATGAGAGGTGAACAGGATGGTTGACTTAATCAGCAGACAGGCGGCGATTGATGCGCTTGATAAAAGATTTGACTCTATACCAATGGAGCAGACAACAGAAATACTCCAGTTGCGAAGAGATTTGAGGCAATTACCGCCCGCACAGCTAGAAATCATACGGTGTAAGGACTGCAATCACTGGGATGGAGTGGACACCTGTGATGTGATCGATGCGCCTGTCTGGGACAATGATTTTTGCAGTATGGCGGAGAGGAGGAGCGATGAGGAATGATTATATAACAAGACTTGTGCAGATTTGCTTAGACATCGCTAATATTGCAGATGAGCGTGGCGAAGCAGGCGAGCCGTATTTTGAAGAGTTAGGACTTGGATACAGGGCATTAAGCGGAATCCTTCGCCGTGGGTGTAAAGAAATCATAGACTTACAGAACGATTATCATGGAGCAATTGAAGCGAAAAACCTTGCAAAGATAGGTGAGCAAGAAGCACATGACATTTTGGAAGAGATGTTTGGAGACAGAGAAGTATACACGATTAACGACAATGACAAGGAACGGATAAAGGCATTTGTTAGGTCGATTCAAGATGAATGGGAAAGGAGAACCGATGACTGACAGAGAAAAAGCCCTTGCATACTTCCGTCACCGTGAAGCACAAATACCCATGCCGGGAGCGAGGGCGATGTACCAAGAGGCAATCAAGGCTCTGGAAGCGCAGGAAGCGAAGGCACAACTTTCCGCAGAAGGCACAACTTCTGATCTGATAAGCAGACAACAGGCGATTGATGCGCTTGAAGATGCCTAGGATGCTTTCGGATATCTTACGAAAGACTGGAGAGAGGTTTTGGAGCAGTTACCGCCCGCAGAACCGAAGATAATACGATGCAAGGACTGCCGCAAGCACAACAAGAGAATCGGTGACTACGTGGAAAAATCAGACGGCACATATGATTGGATATGGAAAGACCAAGCTTGTCCGCTTGCCGAATTTAGAGGTGTTGCACAGGGACATGAATTCGACTATCAGTTTTGTGCTTATGGAGAGAGGAGAACGGAATGATAGTGTTTGAATTATCAATGCCAAATAAAGGTTCGTGGAATGGCAAATGGTCACAAGAAGGACAGTTATTTGTGCGGACACGAAGAGAATGTGATGTGCCAAAAGAGTATTGGAACAAGTCGTTCTATCACAGGTGGGATGATGGATGGACTGCCTGTGTTACAACCACACGAATGACAGCTAATGAAGCTAGAAAACTAGAGAGGAAGTCAAAAGGATTCTGTGGTTACGATTGGATGATCCGTAGCATTATCAAACACGGAGATATTCGATATGAGAGGTGAACAGGGATGACTAGAGAAGAAAAGATGAAGATTGTCATAAACAACTACTTTAAAAAAGAATGTTCCGTGAACACTTCTATCCGTGAAGCATTTGAGAAAGGCTTTCGTATTGGAGCAAGTAAAGTGCAGAAGAAACATGGAAAGTGGATAGAGCGCGAAAGCGGCATAGAGGACAAGGAAGAAGGATTTGAAACAGTAATTGTCTGTTCATGTTGTGATTTCCCAGCCACTACATTTTATTCAGAGGATTGCGAAAGCAGAACACAAATCAGAACAAACTTCTGCCCGAACTGCGGGGCGGATATGAGAGGTGAGCAGGATGACAAATGCAGACAAGTTTAAAAACATATTTGGGTTATACGCTACAGAACTATGGTCAATGCCAGAGAAAGACTTTCTGAAGTGGCTAAATAGTGAAGCCATGAACTGTTCGGAATTTCCGAACAACTCAGACATGATCAGCAGACAGGCGGCGATTGATGCGCTCTACCACGTTGATGAATACAACGGACGGAGTGTTGAGGCAATCAGGAATTTACCGTCCGCAGAGCCGAAGAGAGGAGAGTGGATTCTAGACCGAAGCGGAACATATTGCTGTAGTGAGTGCATGGAGCCTTGCGCAACATACGTAATGATGAAACCGAGAGATAAGTTTTGCAAGATGTGCGGAGCAAAGATGGAGGTGACGGAATGAGTTTCATAGTACCAATGGAAAAGCCAAAGCGATGTGGATTATGCCCGTGTTTTCACGCAGAACATCCGATGCACTGTCAAGCGGTTAAAGCGCATAAAGATAAAAGGATCATAGCACCATACGGAGCACCAATTCCAGACTGGTGTCCACTCGTTGAGATAGAAACGAATGGTAGATTGATCGATGCCACGTTCGAAGAAAACCACTACGCAAGCATGCTTCTCGATCCGACGCCAGACGTCACGGAACAGGACAAGCACAAAGCAAGAATCATCATTGAAGCATTGAGGATGGCCAGAACGGTTATCGAGGCGGAAGGGAGCGAGGAATGAGCGACACAAATTTAAAGGTCAAGGTAGAAACAGAAGGCATGGAAGAAGCACAGGAACAGATCGAGATGCTTGCTGATGCTTACGACGGATTCCCTGCACAGGTAACCATTAAGAATTGCCGCGACTGTACGTTTAACATTTATCCGAGCCAGACAAGGATTGTTGTAACAGTAGGGTGAGAGGAATGATAGTAACAATGGGTAAGCCTGATAAAGTCCTTGATGAGGCTGTGAAACATATACTTGATGATGTGCAGAAGAGAATTGACGAAGCCTACCAGAGAGGACTTGATGACGCATGGGAGGCGGCAAGGAAATTGGAGGAGATGAAAGAATGAGCGGAGGAAGTCTTAATTATTTCTACTGCCAGTTACAGGATCACGTTGGCGACTTCGGCGACAAGGAACTTGACGAACTTGTAAAAGACTTTGCAGAACTATTCCATGACAGAGAATGGTATCTCTCAGCCGATTACGGAGAGGGCACATGGAATGAAGCAAGGGACGCTTTCAAAGAAAAGTGGTTCACCGAGCATGGCAGGCAGGAACGAATTGAAAAGTATCTGGCAGAAATCGGGGAAGAAGTAAGAGCCATGTTCGGGATGAGCAAAAAGTGCCAGACATGCAAGCACTGGAAAAGAGAATCCGAATGCTACGGAAAATGCGAATTCATCAGCGGGTGCTTGATGCACAGAAGCGAGTCGTGTGAAAAACATGAGGAGGTGAGGGATGATTGATGTGCTGATAGCGTTTGCACTCGTGGAAATCTTCGGAGTGGTGATCCTGATCGCTGCGGCTTGTTTTATAACATGGAGGAGGTGGAACGAATAATGTGGACAGTGATCAGTGAGATGGGCCCTGATGGACCGGAGTACATAGTAGTTAATAAACAGACAGGTGAAAGAAAAGGAAAGTCCGACTGCGAACCTTGGGCTCAGGAGTTCGCGGATGAACTGAACCGAGAGGGGAAAGAATGATAATCATATTGTTTATAGTGGGGATAATAATCTATGAATATTGCAGAGCACCTGAAATGCATGAGTGAGGAAGAAGCGAAGAGGATCATCCTGGAAGACCCGCACGGGAATATTATCAAAAGGATGGAGGCCATTGCAGTAGCGAAGGAAATCCTCGGTGAAGACTGCACCATGAAAGATATCTGGGAATGGGCAGATAATTGAATATTGACATAATCTCAGCTAAAATACCTTAACCATTGTGGTTAGGGTATTTTTTTGATTCAGAAAGGAGAGGCATGGAGTTAAAGATTGAGTATCTGCCGATTGAAGAACTAAAGCCTTATGCGAACAATGCGAAGGAGCACCCGGCGGAACAGATCGAGCAGATCAAGAAATCCATACAGGAATTTGGATTCGATGATCCGATAGGCATATGGAAGGATGAGATAGTCGAAGGCCATGGGCGTCTGATCGCTGCGATTGAGCTTGGAATGGACACTGTCCCGGTGATAAGGCTTGACCATCTCACTGATGATCAGAGGAGAGCATATGCGCTTGTTCACAACAAGCTGACCATGAACTCTGATTTCAACCTCGACCTTCTGCGGATAGAACTGGATGACATCGATATTGACATGACGGACTTTGGCTTCGATTTGGATGAGGAAGACGATGAGCCGATAGAAGTGCAGGAAGATGACGTACCAGTAAAAGCCGAATCACGGTGCAAACTTGGCGATTTGTGGCAACTTGGTTCCCACCGCTTAATATGTGGAGATTCTACGGATGTTGCGGTTGTTGATAGGCTTATGGATGGGGTAAAGGCTGATATGGTGTTCTGTGATGCTCCATATGGGTACAAGTACGAAAGTGATTATCAAGACAAATATGAAATGTTGCAGAACGATGATAAGATATTAGACTTTATCCCTGCAATATGGGGAGCGATGAAAGATAATTGCCCTGTATATGAATTTTGTGGTTGGCAATCTTTGAAACAATGGCTTGAATATTTTGAAAATACAAGCCTTGATTTGAAGAATGTGATTATTTGGAAAAAGAATAATTGGAGTATGGGAGACTTAAAAGGTGCATACGCAGGGCAGTATGAAGTTATCCTATACTTGAATAAAGGTAGGGTGGAATTGAATGGCGCAAGAGATACGGATATATGGGAATTTGACCGAGAACCGCCCAAAATGCACCCGACAATGAAACCTATTGAACTGATTGCATATGCCTTGAACAAGTCAAGTAAAAAAGGTGATGTTGTGTTAGATTGTTTCGGCGGTAGTGGTAGCACACTAATCGCCTGTGAGCAGTTAAACAGAAAATGCTACATGGCAGAAATCTCACCTGAGTATTGCAATGTTATTCTTGAAAGATGGGAAAACTTTACAGGAAGTAAAGCAGTGCTTTTACAGAGGAAATAATTATGGCAAGACCTAGAAAAGAGATTGACAAGAAGGAATTTGAAAGTCTTCTTTTCATTCAATGTACATTGGCAGAGGTAACAGCATACTTTGATAATAAGCTGGGCGGATGTTCAGAAGATACTATAGAAAGATGGTGCAAGCGTACATATCACAAGAGTTTTGCGGATGTATCCCGGGAAAAGCGGGATGTAGGCAAAATCAGCCTGCGGCGTATGCAATGGCGACTTGCTGAAAAGTCTGCCGCAGTTGCTATCTTCCTTGGGAAGAACTATCTTGGGCAGACAGACCGATATGAACAGATAGTAACAGAAGTAGAGGATCTTACACCTTTGGCGGAGATGCTGAAAGTTGAGCAAGACAACGACGATTAAATGGCAGCCATTCTCTGAGAAGCACAAGAGATACATTAAGACGGCTCTGCACAGTAAGATGTCGGTGGCGGAGGGCGCGATCAGGTCCGGCAAGACCATCGATCACTGTATCATTGCGGCGGCTCTGCTTGAGAGGGTGCGCGACAAGATCCATCTGGCGTCAGGATCGTCAATAGCCAATGCGAAGATGAATATAGGAGATTGCAATGGCTTTGGATTAGAGCATCTTTTCCGGGGGAGGTGCAGATGGGGAAAGTACAGAGACAATGAGGCACTGTACATCTCCACACAGACCGGGGACAAGGTCGTGGTGTTCGCCGGAGGCGGGAAGGCTGACAGTTACAAGAAGATCCTGGGCAACTCATATGGCATCTGGATAGCGACGGAGATTAACGAACATTATGATTCCGATGATTCGAGGACATCCTTTATTAAGGTCGCCATGGGCAGACAGGCGGCATCGCTTGATCCTTATGTATTGTGGGACCTGAACCCATGTTATCCGTCACATCCGATCTACACGCGGTATATAGATGTGTTTCCCTCCAGATATGTCGGTGGATACAACTATGAGCACTTCACCATCGCCGATAACCTATCGATTACAGACGAGCGCCGGAAAGAGATAGAAAGCACATATGAGGTCGGGTCTGTTTGGTATCGTCGTGACATCCTGGGAGAGAGGTGCATCGCAGAGGGCCTTGTATATCCGATGTATGAGGACGCGATAGGAGAGCCGCCGGAGGATGTGACAGAGTCTGGGATGGTCATATCTATGGACTATGGCACGCAGAACGCATTTGCCGCTTTGCTCTGGAGGAAATACGGTAATGTGTGGTACGCTCCGTCAGAGTATTATTACTCAGGCAGAGACGAGGGAATCCAGAAGACAGACCAGGAATATGCAGAAGCTATAGACAAGTGGCTGGATGATCAGAACATCTGGGGCACGGTGAGGCTCATCATAGACCCGTCAGCGGCCTCTTTCATCACGCTGATGAAGAAACACACACACGAAGTCACAGAGGGAGATACGGCCAAAATAAGGCGTTACAAAGTCACAAAAGCTGACAACGATGTGGAAGACGGCCTGAGGGAGACTGCCACAGCCATGAAGAACGGTCTCATTAAGATATCACCCAAATGCAAAGCCTGGAAGAAAGAAGCGGAAGGGTATATCTGGGATGAGAAGGCTGCGGAAGACAGACCAGTAAAGGTGAATGACCATTGTCTTATTGGTGAGACGTTAGTAAACACAAAAGACGGCGCAAAACCAATTTCAGAATTGGTGGAAACGTCCGGGGAAGTGTGGAGCTATAACACGAAAACAGGTGTTGCAGAATTAAAACCGTATCACAATTGCAGGCTTACACAAAGGCAAGCAGAAATATATGAAATCGAAACTAAAGATGGACGATTTATTCGCTGTACTGGCGAACATCCGATATTGACTGAGCGCGGCTATGTATTGACGAAAGATTTGACTGTATCAGACAGAATCATTGACATTATGGATAGGATGAGTTATGATATAGACTAAAGGAGGTTTATATCATGATTCAATATTACGAAAATAGAGACGTTGCTATTTTTGATAATCTTGTTTTTCGTAGAGACAAGAAAACAGGATATTATCTGAACGCAAAAAAACACAAAAGGTTGCACGTTTATGTGTGGGAATATTTCAACGGGAAAGTTCCAGGGGGTTGTGAAATCCATCATAAAGACTTCGACAAGTCAAACAATGAAATCGGCAATCTTCAAATGCTGACGAAAAAAGATCATGCGATTTTACATGGGAAGTCATGGAGCAATGAACGTTATGAAAAGCAGATAAAAAATCTTAATGAAAACGCAAGACCGAAAGCATCTGAATGGCACGGATCGGATTCCGGTAGAGAGTGGCATAAAGAGCATTATGAAAAAATGAAAGACGCTCTTTATCAAAAAAAGATTTTCAAGTGTGATAATTGTGGAAAAGAATTTGAAGCAATAGATCATGGTGTAAATCGTTTTTGTTCCAATGCATGTAGATCTGCATACAGAAGAAAACAAGGCGTAGACAATGAAACAAGAATCTGCGAATGGTGCGGTAATGAGTTCACAACAAATAAATATTCAAAAGCAAAGACCTGTTGCCGAAGTTGCAGAAACTTCCTCCGTTGGAATAAAAGCAATTCGCAAAGTCGGGAAAGCTGACGTTTACAACATGGAAGTTGACGACAACCACAATTTTTCGATTGAGGGTGGTTTAATTGTCCATAATTGCATGGACGCAATGAGATATTTCGTGAAGACAATGAAGGTAACCAAAGTGAAGAAGGAATACCAGTCGGTGTTCCCGGTAAGAATGTAGAGCCCGCGAGGCTGGGAGGTAGATATGATCACATATCAGGATATGCTCTCTGCTATAGGCGAGGGCGATACAAGGCAGGAAAAGGATCTTATGGATTTCTGCAAAAAGGTCATCCGTCAGCATCAGGCATCGGAGATCTACAAGACGGCTCAGATCGCTGATGAGTATTACCGCCAGATGAACAGGACCATTACGCGGTTCCAGAAGATCCTTTACACGATGAGCGGCGAGGCAGTGCCGGATCTTTTCGGAGCGTGTTACAGGATACCGTCGAGATTCTTTAACCGATTCGTCACGCAGGAGACCCAGTACCTTCTGGGAAACGGAGTGACATGGGACGGCGAAGAGAACCCGCTTGGAGATGATTTCGACTATCAATTACAGAAGGCCGGGAAGAAGGCCCTGTGCGGCGCTGTGGCATTCGGATTCTACAACCTTGACCATGCGGAAGTGTTTTCCATCCTCGAATTCGCGCCGATCTATGATGAGGAAAATGGTGCGCTCCGAGCCGGGGTGAGATTCTGGCAGGTGGACCAGACGAAACCGATGAGGGGCACACTGTATGAAGAGGACGGATATACGGAGATCATCTGGAGGCGGAAGACCAGAGGGGAGATCCTTCAGCCGAAGAGAAAGTATAAACTGATCATAAGGGAGTCCGAGGCTGACGGCATGGAGATCTATGACGGGGAGAATTATCCCACATTTCCCATTGTTCCTCTTTGGGCTAACGAGCAGCATCAGTCTGAGATCGTAGGAATCCGGGAGGGTATCGATGCATATGATCTGATAAAATCGGGGGCCGCTTCAGACATTGACGAAGCCGCCCAGATCTATTGGATTATACAGAACGCATCCGGGATGGATGATGTGGACCTCCGTAAATTCATCGAGCGTCTAAAGGTGGTCAAGGCCGCGACAGTGGATGAGGATGGAGCAGTGGCAGAGCCGCACACTATCGATATTCCATTCGAAGCGCGAGAATCCATCCTGACGCGCATAGAGAAGGATCTGTATAAGGATTTCATGGCGCTCGATACAGAGAACATAGCGTCCGGCGCGGTGACCACGGCCACGCAGATCCGCGCGGCATATGAACCGTTGAATAACAAGGTGGATGAATTTGAGCACTGCGTGGATCAGTTTATCGACGGCCTGTTGAGGGTTGCCGGGAAGGATGTGAAGTACGCCTTTGAGAGGTCCATGAACATCAATGTGCAGGAGACAGTGCAGACAGTCATCCAGGCGGCGGAGCATCTGAGCGATGATTATGTGACCAGGAAGATACTGACGGCATTCGGTGATGGTGATCTGGCGAATGATATGATCAGGGAGAAGGACGCGGAAGACATGCAGAAGATCAACCTGCCTCCGAGAGAAGGTGACGAATGGACAGAGGGCATGAGCTTACAGACGAACGAATAAAAGAGATCGAGGAAAGACTGCACGATGAATACATGCAGGCGGCGCAGGATGTCTCCGAAGAGCTCCGAAAGTACATGGCGGCCTTTGAGTTAAAGGACAAGAAGTGGCAGGAGTGGGTCGAGAACGGCAAGCATACCAAAGAGGAATACCTGGCATGGCGAAAGCAACAGCTCATGGGGGATGCCCGGTGGAACGCTCTGAAGGAAAGGCTCGCGATAAGGATGCTCGATTCAAATGAGGCGGCGCAGGAGATCATCGCATCGTATATGCCGGACATCATGGCCCTCAATCATAACTGGGCGCTCTATGATCTTGAGATGGGAGCTGGCATCGATACGGCACTCAGCATCTACAACCGGGAGAGCGTAGGTAGAATCCTTATTGATGATCCTGACCTTATGCCGGGGCCGGGAAAGAAGGTCATGGCAGAGATCAACGCGGGGAAGGCCAAGCGATGGGAGAGGCAAAGAATCCAATCGATCATGATCAATGAGATCATGACGGGTAAATCAATACCAAAAATGGCCTCCAGAATGGCTTCTGAGCTTGCGAATGGAGACCTTAAGGCCTCTGTAAGGAATTGCCGCACAATGGCTACAAATGCCCAAAACGGAGGCAGATATGGGGCATATAGAAGGGTGGAACGGAGCGGGTATGACATTATCACGGAATGGGCGGCCACTCTTGATATGAGGACCAGGCATGAGCACAGGATGATGCACGGCCAGAGAAGGGAACTGGATGAGCCATTTGAGGTCAATGTGGGCGACAGTGTTGTCAAGATCCTTTATCCGGCGCAGACCAAATACGGCCAGTCCGATATCCCGCAGCAGATGATATGGAACTGCAGATGTGCTATTTTGGCATGGATCAAGGGATTTGAGCACGACACGCTCAAGAAATCGCAGAGAATGGAGGGCATGTCTTTCGAAGAGTGGCAGAAAGCGAAGCCGGTAAGCAAGCCTATTCTCAGCCAGAAGAAGATCGGGGACGCGATCAGGGCGCAGTACATCAGGGAGTACAAGAAAGGATGAGCTTTACATTTCGAATCGAGGATGACAACACAGATAAGATCATCGAGAAGACACACGAGGCTATTCTGGAGGGATTGGATGCGGCGGGGGTACAGGCCGTATCCATTGCCACCGTCGAGATCCAGAAGGACCCGCACAGAGTAGACACAGGCCTTTTGAAGAACAGTATTGCCCATGCGGTGGTCGGAAGGGCGGCGGAGCCGTCGGCATACAGTGCGGATGGTCCTGACAAAGACGGGAATGTGCGGACGGGAAGTTACAGCGGGACCGCTCCGGATGAGGGACCGGATAAGCCGTATGTAATGATCGGGACCAATGTGGAATATGCAGTGTAGACAAACATGCACCCTCATACAGTAATGTATGTTGAATAATCGGGCAAAATCGGGGAAAGCCACCGTTGGCAATGTCGGTACTTTTGTGCTATAATTATATGCAAGGAGGTACACGACATGAAGAATTTAAGCAAGGTAAAAGACCTAACTGGAAAGAGATTTGGAAGACTTACAGTAATCGGAATAGACGAAGGAAAGCAGACACGGAAAACATACTGGTTATGTCAATGTGACTGCGGGAAAATATCATCACACAGGTCTGACGGACTGATAAGTGGTTCAATTCGTTCCTGCGGATGCTTTAAAAATGAGTTATCCGCGGAGCGGGTGGCAAAGAACCACAAGCACAAACAGTCGGGGACAAGGCTTTACCACATTTGGCAGGGGATGAAAAGCAGATGCTGCACAAAAACATCTCCAGACTATCAAAGGTGGGGCGGTCGTGGAATAAAGATGTGTGATGACTGGCGGGACAGTTTTGAATCGTTCTACGAATGGGCGATGGAGAGCGGTTACAAAGACACGCTGACAATTGACAGGGTTGATAATGACGGAGATTACACCCCCGATAATTGCAGGTGGACAACCGCAAGGGAACAAAGCAGAAACCGCAGAAGCAATATTCCAATTACAATAGGCAACACCACAAAAACGCTGACAGAGTGGTGCGAGATTTTCAATCTTGATTACAGAATGGTCAATGCAAGGTATAAGCGCATGGAAGACGGCGTGATAAGCCTTGACAAATTGTTTAAGGGCTAACACCGAGGTAATTCAGAATATCACTGAACACCGTAGAGCGTAGGCGGTGAGCGCTAAGAGAGCAATAACCCGCCCAAGAGTGCCCGACATCCCACGGGGATGATGATGTACGCCGAACTTGCACAATGGTAAAGTGCAAGAAGTTGGGATAAAAAGCCTAACGATAACATATTGATGTCCATGAGGGGACGGCAAGGATGACGGCGAACAGGTTTTTGAAGAATGCAATCGACGAAAATAAGTCTGAGTTGCTGGAAATCGTAGCGAAGGAATTGCAAAAGTTATAAGTCTCAGCTAAAATACATTAAATTTGGAGGTGCGTATGGCAAAGCTACCGACAGATATCCCGCACAGATGCCAGTGCGGGAAGGTGCTTGCGTTCTGGCGCGATGGAAAACTGTTTATCAAGTGTAAGCAGTGTAAGCGCGAGACGCAAGTTCCGATTGAACCTAGAACCCAAGAGGCTAGAGGTCATTGAGCAGTATTGTTCAGTGACCTCTTTTTTTGTCTCAGCGTAGCACTCGCGTAAAACTGCGAAAAGGAGATATGTAACATGGCAAATTTTGAAGAGCTCGTGCAGAAGCACACGGATGAATCCGGAGTGATCCAGGCAAAGGCTATTGCGAATCTTGTCGCTGCTATCAAGCAGGCCGTCGGCAATGAGTACGTAGAGAAGGAAAGATATAAGGCCAAGCTTTCCGAGATCGAAGAACTCAAAGAGGGCAAGCAGACCGCAGAGGACAGCGTAGCGACCGCCGAGAAGTGGAAGACAAAGTACGAAGGAATCAAGCAGGAGCTGTCGGACCTTAAGAAATCCTATCAGGCCAAAGAGACAAGGGCGCAGAAGACGGATGCTTACCGGGCGATGCTCAAGGAGATTGGCGTAAATGACAAGCGCATCGACGCCATCCTCAAGGTCACGGATCTTGACGGGATTGAGCTTGACGCAGAAGGAAAGCTGAAGGACGCGGCGGGCCTTAAGAAGACCGCGAAGGAAGAGTGGTCCGATTTCATCGTAACAACACACACACAGGGTGCGCAGACGGCAACACCGCCCGGAGGCAGAGTAGAGCCGAAGAGCAGGGAAGAGATCGTGAAGATCAAGGACCCGGCAGAGAGACAGGCGGCATGGGCCGAGTATCTGAGTGCACAGAAAGGATAAGTAATGGCAGCAACGAATGTTGAAACATTAACCAATCCGAGAGATTCTCTCCCCAATGTATATACAAATGTAACCCCCAGAGAGATCGATTTCGTCACGCAGTTCGCCAAGAACTGGGACGCGCTGAGAACGATCCTGGGCATTATGAGGCCGATCAAGAAGACTCCCGGCACTAAGCTGTCCTCCTATGAGGCAACTGTAGCGCTCGAAAGCGGGAATGTTGGTCCCGGCGAAGTTATCCCTTATTCCAAGGCAACGATCACGAAGAAATTCGAAGAAGACCTTGAGATCGAGAAGTACGCCAAGGCCGTTCCGATCGAGGACGTTGTCAAGTATGGCGCGGCGATCGCTGTGCAGAAGTCCGACGCGGCATTCCTGCATGAGCTGCAGGTGGATGTCATGGACAGATTCTATACATTCCTCAACACCGGATCGCTTCTCAGCGCAGAAACCACTTGGCAGATGGCACTGGCCATGGCCAAGGGCAGAG